CTTCACGATTACCAACAGCAACCATTACTTTTGACAATCCCTCGGCTTTCTTTTCGAGTTTATCAATATCTTCGGCATCATGATGTTTGAGATTCTTATAGGTCTTTGAATAACGATACCTGTCATCATCAATTATGATTTTCATAGTGTCATTATTAAATGTACAATCCTCAAATGTCTGACCATCCTGTGCAAATCTGGCTTTTATGATTCTGATATTAGCAAAATGTGCCTCTTTTTGTGCAGGAGTTTTAGCTACACTCATAAAGAAGTGTGCTTTTTGGATTCTTTTAATACTACCACCACTTTGCTGCGCTTCAACAAATTCTGCATCAAACCCACTACGATTACTTTGAATCGCTGTCCACGCAGGAATTTCGAAATCTGCTGCAAGTGTTTCGAATCCTTTAATAACTGTGAGTTCGGCTTCTGTTCGTTCCTGTCCTCTTTTATGACTCTCAACACAGTCAAGATAATCCAATACGAGTATATCAAATTTAAATCCCCATTTTTTCTCATATGAAACCATCCAATTTCGGATATCCCTCATCGTGGTGTCTTCCTGACTAAATCGTTTAATTATGAGTCTGCCTTTACCTTCTAAATATTTACATTTTTCATTACTGATTTGATAAACTCGTTCAATTTCATCTAAGTCATCTTTAATCCTACTTAGTGCTGAATCTGCCCAAATCACACTATGTTTACGTTGAATCTGTTCTTTGGTATCCTCGAATATGATTTGAGCCACATTCTTTTCCTGTTCGAATGCGTTGTTTGCAATTTTCGTAAGGAACGTGGTCTTTCCAACACCAGAAGGTGTAAGTACAACACCTATTTCACCTTTACCTAACCCACCATCAGTAAGAACATCAATGGTTTCGATGCCTGTTGGAATCGTTTGCCTGAATTCAGGACGGAGCGCATTTCGAAGTCCGTCACCAACTGATTTGGCATCGTCTTCATCATCTCCAATAAGTGCTATTTTTTGAAATCTTTCTTCGATTTCAGCAACAATATGTTTACTTCTAATCCCACCATCCTTAACTTTTGATTGGGTGTGTTCTGCAAGTTTCCTATATTCCTGCTGTTTAATGAAAAAGGTCGCTGACTTCTGAACGACATCACCATCCCAAAGCATTTGCTTATTAATGATTCTTTCATTCCAGAGTGTAATTCGTTTAATTACTGCGAATAACGATTCTTCTTCTATTACATTATTAGGTGTTTTATATTCATTGATTGCCTGATGAATACTACGATTCTGGAGATTTGGAACTTTCTCATATTCCTTAAAATATTCTAATATGATAACAAATAACCTTCTGAGGTTAGGGTCATCAAAATATTCAATCGCTAAATCAGGTATTATTTTTTCTGCGAATTCTGGTTCAACCAACAATTGCCATATCAGACGTTGTTGAAATTCAGGACCAAGATATGCAGAGAACGTATTTTCTGTATTTTCCGTCATTTTAAAAATATGTGTAAAAAGGACGAGAAGAAGGTGTCATAAAATTGGTCAGAATTATAGAAAAGTCCTTCTCCCCGTCCAGTTGTAATTAGCTGCGTCTAAGTCTTCTCAGCATTTCTGCCCTTTTAGCAGGGTGAAGTTCTCTGATTTGATTAATCGACAGACCTCTGTAATTGATTAAATCATAATCATCCCACATATTTCTAATGTCATTCCTCTTTATTTTGGCTTCAATAATTTCGGCAATATCAACCACTACTTCTTTGATATCGAGAGATTGTTTTGCAACGGGATTAAACCCATCTACGTAGAATTCACGTTCAACAATTGGGTTTTCATTAATGTATAACCCGATTTTACATGGAACACCACGTATTGTTTTCTCCCCAATTTGCTGTACAACTGCTTGGGGGTTATAACGCATTCCATTTCTCCATTCTTTTGGATAGAGATTAATCATTTGCTGCTGATAACCATAAAGGTCGTAGACCTGCATTTCACCATCTACTTTTCCCACTTCTGCCGTCACATCATAACCTCTTCTCGACAGAGTTTTTTGCAATCTGGTGATTGCTCTGGGAAGTATATCTCTCACGTCAATCGAATACCTTGTAAAAGGGTTGAACTTATCTGCATCAAACATTGCTTCACATAGTAAAACTTCGCTTTGGAAATTTCCATCTACTACTTTACCCTGATGTAAAGCTAACCTGAATACGTTACTATATTCCTTCTCGTTCATTTCGTTATTTTTAAATTGTTAATACTATTCACAAATATATAGAGAATCCATCAAAGATGAAAGGATTTTCATAATCTAATTTTATGTTTCTTGTAATACTCTCTCTCTAACTGCTTTTCAAACATGATTACAGTATAAAATGGTTCGACATACTGTGGAAAAGTACTGCCATAGACCGTTAAAAACTCGTCTGCCATCATCAATTTATGAAGATTTGCGCTTCCTCTATCTTCTGACGATAACGGAACTTCAAGTTGTAGAAGTTCTTCCTTGGCTTCTTCAGTTAACATTGGTTCTCTGAGATTGGTTAATTCAAAGTTTGTTTTGAGTCTTTCAATGCCTGATTCACACAATAAATTATTCAATGCCTTTAATGGTTTTAAATTATTGGCAACTCGTTCCTCTTGAATTTCATCTGCACGCTTACACACATCTCTCACTGACATGGTTTTAAATCGGAGTTCGGGAAACTTCTGCACTAAACCGTCTTCTTTTATTCCACCAACACCTTTGATATTATCAGCATTATCACCACAAATGATTTTCATTGTTAATGCGTTTGTGTAATGATGATTAAAATACATCATATAATTGGTTTTCGTTACGGGTTGGTCTATGTTTGGAAATATGATTGTGATGTTCAAATCAAGGAGTTGTGCAAAATCTCTGTCATTGGAATAAATGAAAATTTCTTCTTGATTGTTATGTTTTAAACAATATGCAGCAATTAGGTCATCGGCTTCGGTATCATCGACTTCTATTTGTCTAATGAATAATTCCTCGGCATATGCCCTGATTCTCATACGTTGATTAAGAATTGATTCTTCTTTTGCTTTCTCCCTACGAAGTTCAGCAGCACTCATTTCGATTTTCTTATGCCACTCCTTGGTTTTACGATTGGCTTTGTAGTCGTGGTCTATTCTGTAACGTTGAATTCCACCACCTTCACCATCCCAAATCAATATGACTTTATTAATCATATGGTCTTTAATCATTTTTCTGGTGGTGGTCAAAAAAGAATACAAACCACCAATATGTCCAAAACTGGCAGTTTGTAAATCTTTTGCCCCGTGAAACGAACGCTTTAAAAGATATGATGCATCAACTAATAGTGTTCTATTCCTCATTTTCGCTTTCTTCTGCCCTATTAATAATACCTTCTTCAAAACTCACGTTTCCGTCAGCATCCATTGCTTCATATTTGAAATCAATATCTTCTGCTGACAACGATTCGTCATTGAATTTATCTCGGAAATAAAGGATATGCTTTTTCTTATAGGCGTTCTCATGCTCTTTATCACCATAAATAAATCCAGTTGGTGTACTGATAATCTTGCCTTCAAGACTGATTCCACCCCACTCACCATCAATATGGTTTTTGGCTATATTCACCTTGTTTTCAAAACCGAAATTCAAATCACGTTTCTTACTGGTTGCGCTCACTCTACGAGTTCCATGCGTTATAATACCACCGAAGTGATAAATAAGTCTTGAGCCAAAGAACCATGTTTCACCGCCTTTGTGTTTCACAACCTTATTCATTGCATCATACCAGATTTTCTGTACAGCAACAATTGTGGTAGTAAATTCACTATCGACCCTTCTGGTATTCGGAATTGCATTATTGAGAAGTGACATCATTGATTTCTCATATGCGCCAGCATTCCATTGATTATTATCGCTGGTATCTTTTTCCAATGCATCGATTGTTTTAATACAATTTAATGTACCTATTGAGTCGATTGCAATAACCACATCAGTTGGTAATGCACCAGATTTCTGGTCATCAAGGAAATCATAAAGAGCTTTCGCCATGTCTTCAATGGCAGCTTCTTTCCTCTCTTTATTCTGGACGATACCATAATTTTCAAGAAGATACTTGTTATTAATCAGGAGATAATCACCACCCCAATCAAATCCCATTTTACTTAAACGGACATTACCTTCATCAATATTGTTTTCGGTGTCGATGATAATAACAAATTGCCCCATTTTCTGTGCGTTAACTATTGAACGCATAAGTGCTGTGGACTTACCAGTATTAGAATATCCACGGAAAAGTGTTACATATCCTATGGGTACACCGGGCATGCCTGTCGCTTTCGTCAACCCGTCATCAATTGGAATCCACTTAAGTGGTTTGGATGCCACAGATGCTACACCCTTTTTCTTTTTATAGTTATCGAGACTAAAACTCTTTTTTGCTGTTGGTTTGCGTACCACAGCATTGCTGGGTACTTCTGATTTCTTTGCCATAAATTGATTTTTAAAATGAAGTCAAAAAAGGGGAACTCTCATTCCCCCTTCTCAACCCTTTGATTCTTAGAATGGTAGGTCATCATAATCTGACCCTGAGTCTGCTTCAGGCTCATTATCCTGAACGGTGTCAGGAGCTTCCGCAGGTGCTTCCGCAGTTGTCGCAACAGGTTCGGGTTGCGTTACTGAAGTCTCTACTGGCGGTGTTACTGGAGGCGCACTTTCTTGTGCTGCACCCGTAATTGCCTTTCCAACATCAGTTGCATCATCTTCAAATTCACCAACTTTGTCTTCAGTAATATTACTGATAGTTACTTGTGGCTTTGTAAGAGCATTCAAATCACTTGCCTGTTCGAAATTCTTTTCATCGCTGTCAAGATTCATTGTACGAGTGTTGGCTTTTTCTTCCAAATCGGGACGACCGGGGAATACCCAACGCTTGTTCGACTGGTCAGTATCATCCCAATAAGGATTAGTACCATTTGCCACGGCTTCGAGAAACTCGTATGGTGGCATGTTCGGTGCTTGCTTCGGCTTGAAGACATCTCTCCAATTCACGTCATCATCGAGCCATGATTGTGCTACAATCGGGTCGGCATGAAGTGGTGACTTACCTTTGGCGGTAATAGCTGAAATAGCCTTATAAACGTGTCCATTAAACTCACTATCTGTCATAATGATGTTCAGGTCTGTTCCAGTTTGAGCATCACTAAAATCGGCTTGATAGGTTGTCATGTAGTCTTCCAAGATAGGAAGTAACTTATCAAGAGTTCCCTGATTCTTATAGTTATGTTTAAATCTCCAGAACTTAACTCCGTCTTTCTCTTTTCCTTTATCAATTCCCCTGACAATATAGAATTTCTTGGCTTCCCACTTGATGGCTTCCTTATAGATTTCATCATTCTTGGCTTTAATAGCCAACTGAGCATCATTCATGTTCTCTTTCTTAATACCTTTCAGAGATTGGTCTTGTTTTGCAAGCCATTCTTTGTGACGAGCACAGAGAGGACATGGAGCGGGGACCATCAAAGGTGCGCCTTGGTCATTCAATTTAGGTTTCCCATCTTCTCCCAACTTGGGAACTTTTGGGTCGTTGTGTGCGGGACAATAAATCACAGTACCATGCTTTTTCTTACCGCCAGCAGCGTTAGTTGTTACGACATGGAAGAATGCTTCATCGATGTGCTTACGACCCGGTTTTGGGGGAAGAATCCTGAATGTTTCTTTAGACGCTCTTGGAACGAAATACTTCGCTAAGATGTCTTCACGTGATTTTCTTGTAGTTGATTGGGTTTGTTTCTTTTGATAGTCCGAAAACATAGACTTTAATTGTGACAAGTCTTGTTGACCCGTCTGGTTCAAATTTTCCATTTTCAATTGGTTTTTACAGTAAAATTATTTTTCAATTATAAATTATGCTACAAATATAGCCTTCATTTGTAATAAATACAAGTGATTTTGAAAAAAATCGTAAGTTTTTTGATTATTTTACTTATAATTTGTTAGAAACGACTGTGAAGGATAATGACTGCTTATTTTCATAATAATTACCGTTTTTCAGTCTAATTTGGAGATAATAATCTTGTGGGATTAACCAAGACGTATCGAGATTAAATTCATAACCACTACTGGTTCTATCAACACTTGTAAATGGAATTACGTCAATCTCATATTTTTCACCAACTGTTGTGAATATTCTGTATTCAATGTCTAAAGGTAAGAAATTATTCTGATTACCATATAGTTCTTTTATTGTTAATTTAACCTTTCTCACGTTCCCAGCACTAAGTTTCTCTTTTTCAGCAATTCCCCAGAAATAAAAGAAATAATTTTCAAAATCAATTTGATTACTTTGGTCAAACGTATAATATTTGTTTTGTGAAATCAGATAAAATTCACCATTATGTTGGGTCTCCCTACCATTAATAGTGAGATTCCATTCATCTCTGAATATCACGGCATCAGGATAGGTATCTGAGTCAACAGCAATTCTGATTTTATATACGCCTTTACTTACATTAGCAATCGAATCACCGCTTAATGTCAATGCGAGATTATCTTCGTGGTCATAGATATTCACACTATTAACATCGATGTTTTGTTCGATACCACCAACATTTACATAAAGATATAATTCATTGTCTTTATCGAGATAAAAATAATTTCGGTCATCAGTAATGGTATCATCAACAACGGTTTCAACATATGGCTCATACCACGTATTGGTATTCTTGGCGTGAAATGCAACTGCTTGAGTGAATTCCGTCATTAATTCTTCATATTCATCTGGAAACTTAATGCCCAAACCAAAAGAACTGCCAGTATATCCTGTTACGCCACTAAACCCAAGTCTCTGATTTACATAGTCAGTAATATCGATTTCCAGATTCTCGCTGCCCTTTTCAAATCTCTGAGTACCGATTATCTGTGTGATACCACTTTGATATGAACCACCACTAACTGTCCAAGGAACACCAGTTTTCCTATCTATCCAGTTCACTGCTTGGTCAACGACATCAGGAAATACAACATCGTCATAAATGAAATCATAACCACTACCTTCATCCCAATCTTCATTTATATTAAAGACCTCTAAATCAAAACTGCTTGCTCTTTCAATTGATTCTGAATAACTTTTCTGTCCCAGATATTCTTGAGCATATCTAATCGTATTGGTCATATGCAGGGTATGTGTCATCCCACTGTTAGGAACAATGAAACCATTGTTGATTTTATCGATGAGTTCAGATAAATCTATATCAAAAATGAATCTCGTGAGTCTTTGTTGAAGTGACCCATAAGATATCTCCGTAACAGGATTCTGAGAATTGTTAGTTTCGTTAGTACTAATCAACGTATCGTTCTTTGAAAAATATGACCTGAATGTAGACATTAATCTTTTTTTCTATAAATACTCACAAACAAAAAAGACTACACGTGGTAGTCTTTTTATTCTGTGATTTTGAGTATATTTATTTAATTAAATGGCGAACTAAAATTTCTGAAGCCTCTTTTTTGGTCATACTTTCATTTAATCCTCTTTTACTTAACACCTGTCTTGCGATTTCAACCAGTTCTTCTTCGCTGAGTTTCTTTAAGAATTGTATATCACGAGTAGCTATTTCTTTCTCACCACCTTGTCCCTGTAACGTTACACCGCCTTTAACCTTGTCCCTTACTGTAAATTGGTTGCCTTCACCGTCTTGA